TAGTGGTATATAAACTTCAAATCTTCTCTCACACGCTGTACCTGGGTTTGAATCTGTTATACTAATGCCATAGTATCCAGGATGTAAAGAAGCAGAACTAGGAATTTGGAACTCATCAGAAGCAACATTATTCATAGTTATGGTACTAAATGAAACATCTGGATCATCTATACCATCTCCACTTTCATCAACCACTACTGTGTAGTTTTGTGTACCATTAATTACTTCTACTGTAATAAATCCATTTGCTGTTCCGTCATCAGCTACTGTAGCATCACCTATACTCGTTACAATTACATCAAAATCCTCACATCCACTCGTATATTCACAACATCCTCCATTAACAAGATTGCTGTTATTTATTATATCAGCACTTAATGCGTTACCAGAACAATCATTAGCATGAGTAGTCCCTGAATCTACACAAGGTAAAGTTTCATCTACACAACCTGTTAAATAATAATTAGTAGCTTGAGGATCTCTACATATTCTAACATCAGGCAATGGTCTACCTTTGCTATCCTCCCTAGGTATTAAATCATCTACTAATATACCCCCAGCTACGCCAGCAGCTACTGACGCTCCTGAATCTGGAGAAATTGGACTACAGAAAAATAAAAGCTCGCTACCATCATCAAAACCTCCTCTAAATTTACCTAATTCTTTAGAATCAGATCCCCTATTATCATAACCTATGTCATTTAAAAACTTGTTCTGTAAAGAGGTAGATGCAATATAAGCTGTAGTACCACCTGTTAAATAATAAAAATCTCTGCTGCTACTAGTATCTAAATGTGGATTTTTAGATTGTGGAGTAATAAAAGTCTCTTTATATTTTGCAGTTCCTTCTGCGTAATATAAAGCATCTGCTATATCATATCCAAGTGAAGAATCAGATGGACCAAAACTAAAAGATCTTTCTAAAGAATCAAAAGGAACTGAGAGTTCACCACCTTTTGGTATAGGTGCTATTGTGAAACTTAAAGTTTGTCTTTCTTTAAAAGTAACCGTAATAGAACCAGAACCTGTATAAGTATATACTTGTTCTAAATTACCATCTTTTAAAGCACTTGAGCTTTTAAGAGTTAAAACTAAACCTTTACCTGATGATTCAGCTTTAATAACAGGATTAGTTTCATGAGATGTAAGTACAAGGTATTGTATCCCTGCACCATCTTTTAGATACTTATAGCTAACAAAAGTTTGTAATCCTTTTGACATAATTA